TTCTAATGGCACACCTAGTTTTTTCGCTATTGCGACCTGTGATGATGTGAGCCTCACAGATTTGCGACCGGCCTTTGAACTACGCGTTGCAGAGGCAACGTTTTGTGTAGGTTTGCTAGTCTGTTCTACCTTAGTCTTACCAAATTTATGTGGAAATTCCAACCTAATTCTTTTGTCTATCTCTACATAATATTCGTCAGATTGAGGATCTAAACCCTCTTCTTCGGTAATTTTTCTGTGTAAATCAAACGCAGTGTAAGTCATTGCGCTATCTTTACCAAACCACTCATTTCTACTAGCCCATTCTTCGGCTCTTGGATCTGGTGGCGGAGTTTGTTGAACAGGTTGTGTAGGAAGAACCGGTCTAGCTTTAGCTTCCTTCTCCTCCATAGCATGCCTACTTTTAATTTCAGCAAGTTTACCTTGTTCATACCCCAATTGAGATATTGAAGTTAAAGCTTCTACTTCAGCTTTAGCATCACCTTGTTCTCTTGCAATAGCTAATTTTGATTGAGCTGCTGCAATAGATGAAGCAATTCTTCCTTCCATCTCTTGTGTGTAATTTTTATCTAAACTTGTAGCCGTTTTACCTAACTCATTTTTTTCTGCTGTAACACGTCTAGCATACTGAATGGCTTCTTCTTTTTGCCTTTCAGCTTCTCTCATTTTTTTAGTTAACTTGGCTATTCTTTTCTTAACGCCTTCGCTATACTCTTCAACTGCTTTAGAGTTATCTGATTGCTTATTATCCCCTTGCTCCACAGCTTCTTCCTCAACTTCGCCGCCTTCTTTAAGTTCCTGCTTCTGTTCATTTCGAACATCCACTGACTCATCAGATTTCTCAAGTGTGTTATCGGACTTATTACTGTCTTCAATAGTTTCAATAATTGGTTCATTTGACTCTTTCTCCTCTACTTGTTTTTCTTCTGGAAATGTGACTTGAGCACCAGGCCCACTATCATCAAGATCCACTACTTTTGGTTCATTATCTTTTGGCATAGTTTCCTCCTATGGTTATTAAAATTCGTGGAATATATCTTCAGGGTTTTCCACGGTCGCTAAGATCTCATCGTCGTTGAGAAGTCTTACCTCACCCCCATCTATTTTGATACGTGATCCGGCATATCTTGCGAAGATAATCCAATCACCTTTCTTGCACCAAGGACCTTCTGGGTATCTCTCTTTGTCATAACAATGAGGACCCATGTCCAATACTAAACCACAAGTAGATGCGACCTGTGATCGTTCGATGGTGTCTTCTGCTAAAATTAAACCGCCTTTAGTTTTTTCCGCTTGTTTAAACGGTAAAACTAAAATTCTCCAACCCGTAGGTTTTGGTAATTTAGCTGAATCTGATTTTAAATCTTGTTGTTTTCTAACGCCTACCAGTTCTTTATTTGGTAGTTCAATCTTTGGCTTTTGTGCCGTCGAGGTTGATAACTGTTCCTTCATTTTCTTTTCGCTCCTTTTTGTCTAGCAGGCTGGATATTTCCTGACTTAAATATTGATACGTTCGTATCTGTCCTAACATATACTGATATTTCTCCATATTGTCAACCCCGCCCGAAGCCATGGCTGATACAATATCGTCGTGTCTCATTTTAATTATTTTTCTTATCTTATCTATGTATGTAAAGTCTTCCATTATTCTTGTTCCTTTGGTTCATAAAAATCTTCTAAGGCATCTAATTTTTCTTCTGCCTGTGAGATTTTTTCTAGTTGCTTATCTATTTCTTCTAAATGCTGTGGGTGTTCTCCAATACCTACAGAATTATCTAAATAGATTTTTATAACCGCATGTGCTTCTGCAATGTGCGATTCATATCTTTGTCTTAATGCTTCTAAGATTGCGTCTCTCATTAACACTTCCATCTTCTTCGTGCCTGACGGATACGAGAATTAGGGTCATTACGAGTTTTAGCGGAAGAGTTTCTTAATTGTCCTGCACTTCTAGCACAATATGACTTTCTTCTATTCGCAGCTTTTGACCCTTTCTTAACTTTTCCAGTCACGGCTGTTTTCAACTTGGACCCAGGGTTAGCTGCTCTATATGCTCTAACACCTTTTGCTGTCATACCAGCACCAGATTTAGTAGGCCTATAATTAGCCCCTGGACCTTTCGTTGTCTTTCTAATCGCCATTACTTTTTCTTTTTAGGCTTCTTAGCTGTTTTAGCAGATCTTATAAAGTTAGCCGCTGTAGGCGCACCTTTAGATCCAGGTTTTCTCATTTTTTCACCTGAACCTGCAGCGATTCTTTTTTTCTTCGCATGAATGTTTGCGTATAATCCACGTTTTGCCATTATGCTCTTCCTCCTCTTTTGTACCCCATTTTTTTAGCTATGTGAGGTGCTTTCTTTTTTAAGGCTCTTATGCCTTTGCCTTTTTTACCTTTTGGTAACGGTTTTTTCATTTTTGCTCCTTAGTTTTACACTCGCATCTTTTTCCAAAGATGATGTTTATTATTTTAGTAAATAATTTTTTCACTACTTTTTTTTCTTAGCTTTTGTTTTTTTTTTAACAGATCCACCTTTTTTCATCATAGGCTTCTTCATCATACCGCCACCCATCATTTTTTCTCTAGGTCTGTTACCATAATCGTTTCTCATATTTATCTCCTTATTTTTTTCCGTTACGGAAAATTTGTGTACCCTTTATACCAAAAATACTGGCAACTACAAGGATCCATAAATTCGTAAACCAGCTTGGAAGCGATTGAAAGTATTCAAAAAACAATTTTACCTTCTCCATCGCAGTTGGATCATCCGACATAACTGCCCACATTAACACAATGATAGGGGCTGAGATTATAACGAGCACAAATTCGTCCTTATAATCGTTTTGTCTTGCTTCAAGTAGTTTGCCTTGGTAAGCTTCCTCACCTCGGGCCATCTTTTCTGCGTGCATTAGTTGTGCATCAGACATAGCCATCTTAGTCTTCTGGCGGTTAGAATAAATTTTACTTCCAGCTTGTAATGCAATCTTGGCTAGACTGAACCAGGCCATACTAATACCAAGTAGCTGTTTTCTTTTTGTCTTTTAACATTGCACGTCTGCCTCTAACTTCTACAGTCGTACCTTTGTCAATTTTGTTATAGACTCTATAATCGTTAGTTTGGATTTCTGATCTTGGATCAATTCCTACTTTACTCGGAGAGTCACTAACTTCAACGCCACCTGTTGAAAACCCATCTTTGTTAACGCCTTTGTCTTTTGTAATTTTAACCATAATTATTTTTTCCTTAGGGCTCTACCAAAGCCTCTTTTAGCTTTACCACAACCAACTCTGCCACCTTTTTTAAGATTAGCAACTCCACCAGCATCTGCAATTCTTGTCATGCCTTGATCAAAGTTTGCTATGTTCTCAGCAATGTTAGCGTCACCTGTAGTACCTGAATTCATTCCAAAGTATTTTGGTGTTAAGGGTTTCTTTTTTCTTCCACCCATAGCTTTTGCAGCTAAGATTGCAGCTCCAACAGGAACTACTGCTTTAGCAGCTTTTTTTAATTTTTTTCCAAGTTTTTTTAACATAGTGTCTCCTTTGTATACTATCTTCTAGGTCCTTTCAAGATCCTAATATCTTTTTGTTTAAACCTATCATTTTCTATCTTTGCTTCAATACCCATCTGTGTTTTTTCTAAAGATGTATCAGATCTTAGCTCTGCTAATTCTTCATTTTGTGCTAATTTATCTTCATGTTGACCTTGATTCATCATAGCCTTCATTCTGTCTAAATTAATCTTTTCTTGACCTTCAGTCTCTTTTCTTCTGTCATCCATAGCTTTGAGATCAAGTTCTCTTGCTTTTAATTTAGCAATTGGGTCGTTTCCTAGTTGACCCATGATCTTATTCTCTTCTTCCATAAATTCTTGTGTCATTTCTGCAATAAGTTTTGCTTTTCTAGACTCCATAGACAACTGCATACCTAATAACTGTTGTTGTATTTGCATAAACTGCGGAGATTGTTGCATTTGTGGCCCTTGCGCCATTAATTGTTGCATAACTTGTTGCATTTGCATTGTTTGTGCAATTTCTTCTCTAAATTCTACTTCAATTTGCTCTTGTGCCATTAAACTTATGTGTTCAAAAATATTTTTCTCTAATGCACCTAAAATCATCGGATTATTTCGTGCAATATTCGTTGACATAAAGTTTAAATGCGAAGTTATGTGCGCTTGATGGTCTTGACCTTTAAAAGCTTGGAAAGGTTTGCCTGTCATTGCTAAAATATTCTCTTGTGCAGGGTCAATTGGCTGAGGTGGCTGAGGCGGAGGCAAGATTTTATCAATATCTCTTACTCCAATTGCAGTATACATCGCTCTGTACGCTTCATATAGGTTATGAATTTGCGGATTTGACTGTGCAAGTTGTAATTCTGTTTGTGCCATCGTAATTCTTTGTGATTGTGAAAAAATATTTGGGTCTGCTATAGGTAAAATATCTACTTTGTCGTCAAAATCTGCAACTTTTATGTTTCTTTGACCTCCAACTACATCGTAAGGATACTCAGGTGGTAAATAAGTTTTAAAAATTCCTGCTAATAATTTAAATTCACTTTTCATCGCCACATACAATCTTTTATGTATGGCTGACATGACCCTGGAGCCTCGCTCTAAAAGGGCAATAGTCGTTCCAACAGCTGCCTGTTGGTTGCCGTCACCGACTTGCATGTCAGCTATGGCGGCAAATCGTTGTCCTGCTTGTACCACAATACCCATCAACGACAATAAAGTCTGTGATGGTTCTTTAAATGGTAAAGGCATAAACGCATCTCTGATGTTTCCACCAGGTGCATCGACATCTCTAAATTCGCCGGGTTGTATAGACTGTGCTTCGTCTCTTACCCTGATACCACGCTGTTTAAATCCTGCAGGTAAATTACTTAAAGTACCTGCATCTAATAATTGTCTTAGAGCTGTTGTGGCAGTTCGTGATAAACCACCAATCATGTGTATTAAACCAAAACCATAAAAACCTAGTCCTGGTAAAAATTTAAAGTGAACAAAGTATTGTATCTTTGTTCTTGTAGGATCATCTGGTTGATAATTTCTTCTAATAGATAAAATTTCTCTAGAGCCCATTTCTAATGTTACAATGTAAGGTAATTTAATTCCTGTTGGTTCTCCGTCTTGACCTATATCTTCAAATCCTTCTAAATCTAAATCAGTATGACACTCAACAATAGAAAACATATCTTCTTGTCTTGTTTTTGTAATACCTTCTAGTTCTCTTTCCTTTTTTTCTACTTCTGTTTCTTGATCGTAACCAGGTTTGATATCTACGTCTCTATAAAAACCTGATACTTGTTGTTTTCTTAAATCGTTCTCTGACATCTTTAATGTGTGACACACCGCTTCTGCATCTTCTAAAGATGACGCTGTGTAAGGCACGATTAAATCATCAGCCGGTACGAATTTGGAAACGGCTCTACCTAAGAGCTCATCATAATAGACTTTCTTAAAAGTAGAGCCGCTAAGAGGGAGATAAAAAAGCATTTGATCGAACTCGGGTTCATACTCCTTCATCTTATCCATGAGCTGATAGTTCATGAAATCTTTTACTCTAACAGATTGTTCTTCTTTTGCTCTGTCAGGTTTTCCCATGATCTGTGTATGTACAGGTCCTGTTGCGGGAAGTAATTCTTTGTAAGCTTGTGCTTGAAACTGTGTTACCGCTTCTGCTAGTACAGGGTGCGTGGCACCGGAAGCGCCTTGAAACGGTTGTGTTGGATTTTCGTATTTAAATCCTAATAAATCTAAACCTTTAACATAAGAGTCTTCCCAATCTTTTCTAGATTGTTTGTACTGCATATAATTTTCGTAAAGTGTACTTGCTAAATCGCCTAAAACTTCATCGGGTAATAAATCAGCTAAGTTATCAAAATGACTTTCAGTACCTGCTTGATTAACTGCACCAGGTTCAAAATTAATTTCAGCACCACCATCATCAGTTTGTGTTACTTCAATATCATCAGGTGACGGTATTCTATCTTCGGTAACTTCTGTTTCTGTTGCTGCGATTTCTTCTTCGCCAGGTACTTTTATTGTTTGCTCAACGTTAGGAAGAGCTTTATCTATATTGTCGTCTGCCATTTAATTTCTCCGAGTTCTTGATTGTTTTAACTTGTTTTGTAGGAACATTCAAGCCCTGTGGGTTTGGCCCACTTCTAGGTGGGATTAGGTTAGTTTTAACGTGTTGCATATTTGCAACAAGTGTTTTGTTTGTTTTACTCATCTTTATTCAAAAGGTTGTAAACAAACCCTCTGCCTTCTGTGTATTTTTTATATTGATCATATCCTTCATACCCTAAACTTAATGCAAGTCCAGGTAATCCTAAAAATTTAGATCCTGCTCTAATGGTTGCTGGATTCATTCCTAATCTTAAAGCTTTAGATAACATACCCGTTGGATTCATTCCTCGTGTTGCCTCTTTAGTTAAAGTTCCTGCAAATGCTGGACCTAAATAATTTAATGGATCAGTTGCAATATCTTCTGCAGACTCACCTTCATAAACTTGTCTAGCAACGTTTAATGGTGTAGTTGCCGCTATACCTAAGGGTGTAGCAAATCCAGATAACGCTTTTCCAACCGGTCCTAATCCTGCTCTTACAGCACCAAAACCTTTTTTCTTTCTAGCATCAAATAATTTTTTAGAACCAGGAACCGCAGCTGCAGCTAAACCTAGTTCTGCACCTATTGCAGACTCATCCAATAATTCTGGTGCATCACCAACTGCTGCTTGTCTTTCTTCTCGTTCTAATTGATCCGCTGTTTCAAGGATCATAGCGTTAGCTTGTTTGTTGTTTGTTAAATACGTTTCTGGATCATCGTTTCTAAAAGCTTTGACCAGGGCTCCGGCGCCTGCGCCAACTCCTGCTGTAACTGCAAATGTTTTTCCTTTGGCTGCAAAATTTAAAAAAGATCTAGCTGCATTTCTAACTTTACCTAATGCTGCTGATGTTGGTTTAATTTCTTCTAATGCAGTTGCTGCTTTAATTGGATCTGCTTCAATAGCTGCTGCACAAGTTTTAGATATACCACCTGTACTGTAATCAAGTATTGATCTACAAGCTTGTGGTGCTCTCTTAACTGCATTAACTAATTTTTTAAACTCATTATATTCTTTTCCTGAAGTTACAAAATCTGAAGCTGCAGAAGCTTTTGGCATTCCTTTAAGACGTTCGTCTCCATAACTTGTAAAAAATTTATTGCTTTGTTTTAAAGATTTATCAATATCAAATAAAAGATCTGGTCCTTTAACCTGAGAAACTAAAGGAGTAGAATCTGTTATCTTAACAGTGTTTCCAAAATTAAATTTAAGACTATCTAGATAGCCACCTGTTCTTTTATTAAAATCTTTTGTAAGTTTTTCTATTTGTGATTTAATTTCTGGTTTCTTAGATTTTGATGCAGCTTTATACTCTGTAGTTAAATTCATTAAAGGTTTATCAAACGCTTCGTACTTAGCTCGATTAAATTGACCTGGAACACGAGTTGCTCTAGCTATATAGTTTTTAGGTAATTTAAGTGGACCTTTTTCACCTAAAGCTCTAGCAATTCTATGTTCTAATTGTAATGAACCCCCTTGACCAGCTTGTCCTGTAAACAGACCGGGAAACTTTTCTTTTAATCTTTTTAAAATTGTATTGTTATCATTAGTTAGTGATTTAAGTTCGGTTTGAAAAAATCTTTTATCTGCTGCAGATGTTCTAGGGTTTTTTATTTGCTCTTTTAAATGTTCTTGTAAATTAAATATTTTACCTACGTCTTTTAATTTTCTAGAAAAGTCAAAATTTAAATCTCGAAAGAATCTTCCAATAATGGAAGACTCTAAACCTTGAGCACCAATAGATCTTGTTACAGAAAAGTCTTGAGTAAACTTTCTCATTAAATTTCTTTCTGCGGTTGTGGGTTGGTAATCAGAGTTAGTATAAAAATTTGTTAGGTACTCTCTTTCTTTTTTAAAATTAGGACTATTAGCAAAAAACTGTGTTCCAATGATTTGACGAACAGCATTTTTTATTTCATCAGGTCTTTTTTTTCCAAACTCGGCTCCATAAATTTCAAATCCTCTTGGTATGTTAAATACTTTTGTTTTAGGATTAAAAAAAACAGTTTTGGGATCTACATTTTTTACTGCTGTATATTTAGGTTTATTAAATTTTTTATATAACGCGTTTTCTACTTGAGCAAAGTTTTTATATTTTTTTTGTTTAGTTAATTTTTTAATTTCATCAACTAGCTCTTGTGAGTATGTTTTTTTAAGATTAGTATAGTCACCTAAAAGTTCTTTTGCTTTATCTACTCGTGAACCTGAAAATTTTGCAATTTCATCTTTATATGTTGATTTTAAATTTTTAAAAAAAGAAATGGCTCTTTTATAACCGTCTGCAGTTCTCGGAAATTGTCTTTGCTGAGTGTATGTTCTATTTGTTTGACTATCACCTAAACCTTCTTGTGTAGGCCTAAACCCAACTTTAATAAAACCATCTGCTGATTCAGTGATTGTAATGCCTGGTACAGTTCCTCTTAATTTTAATAGCTCTTTTAATGTTGCCATTACATCTCCAAGATTTGTGCTAAGCCGCCTTTTTTCATTTTAGACTTTGGCTCCGCATTAAAGGTTGCTATAATCTCATCAATAGACTTACCAGAATCTTTTAAAAGAAACGCTTGTTCTATGGTTGCAATAGCTTCTGCCTTTCTTTGTAAGTTTGTATCATTGCCTACCATTTGTGCCATTTTATCAGGCATACCTGGAAATTTAACTTTAAGCGCCTCTGGTGTTAGTTCTTCAATAGGAAGTTTATTAACTTCTATTTGTAAACTTTGTCTGTAATAATCATCCGTCTGTGGTCCACCGTATTGTTGCATTGCGGTTAGCTCATCTGCTTCATCAGGAGTAAACAATCTAGAGTCACCAGACATTTCAGCTTCTTCAGCTTTCTTTTCTAAAAATTTTTTTCTACCTGATTCTCCTGGTTTAGGATCTAATCTTCCAGCTTTGTAATCTGTAAACATTTGAGCTTCGTAAGCTTTTTGATTTTTAATTAAATTATCTGCTTCTCTTATCGTCATACCATATTCATACCATGTTTCTGGATCACCTAAATCTTCAGCATACATCTCAACGTCCGCATCATCTAACAATTTATTTCTCTCATTAAACTTTGCAAACTCAGAAGGCTCAATCTCATCTGCAGTTTTAATTGTGTCTTTACCAAATTTCTTGTTACCTAATTTTAAAAGTGCGGCTATGCCATCTTTAACAGACTTACCGCTTTTAAAACCTGGTCTAAAACCTTCAGGTCTAATAAGTTTGATATATTCTGAAACTTT